ATAAATGTGGGTTAACTTGGGAAAAAGGTACGGCACCTACTTTCCATGAACAGCGATCTTTATCTGAGCGACTTTATCGAGAACAAGGAATTAATACACAAAAATTATTGGGTCATAAAACACAAAATATGACTGATAAATACCACGATGATAGAGGCAAAGAATGGCAAATTATTGCTGTTTAATTGAACAGTTTTGGGGAAGAGTTTTGGGGATATTTTGGGAAGAATTTTATAGTACAAAAAATAAACGGGAACTAATAAGCTCCCGTTAACTATTTATCAAATCAACAATTACATATGTTTGATAATCGCGTCACCAAACTCGCTACATTTCAGCAGTTTAGCACCTTCTAACTGACGTTCGAAATCATAAGTGACAGTCTTAGCGGCAATCGCACCTTCCATACCTTTAATGATTAAGTCAGCGGCTTCTGTCCAACCCATGTGGCGTAGCATTATACCCATAATAATTAGGTAACTTATTAAATAATTTATAATTATTGAGGAGATGATTTATTTTTTATGTGATCTTGGTTTGTATGTAACTGGTTGATTTTTAGTTTGGGTTGGAGTGGTTTTGGGGAAAGTTATTTTAAATTATTGAGAGCTTATCAAGCTTGATATCAAGCATTCAAACCTATTAGTTATATTGAATAATAGAAAATAATGCTTTAGTTATAATAATTCATATTAGAAACAAATTAGGAAAATTTATTTATATAAAATATTATTTATTATATTAATGTAATATATATTTAAAAAAAGAAACAGCTTATTATGCAACACAACAAATATGATTGTTAATTTTGCGCGAAAAGTGGATATTAGTGTTATTTATGAGTAAACGCACTAAAGCCATCTAAGGATTCTTTTACACTAATTCCATGCAACCAAAGAATGCTATAGCAAACTAGATGAAGGTGTGACCAGTTTCTCAACATCAGGTGTGTAAGCAACACGAACTGTTTCGATTAACAAGCAAACAGTTTGTGATTACTCTCAACTGAATCCAGAAATTGCCTCCACTCTAAAAACATGAGGCTAGGTCTTAAGCAATTCTATTAGCAATAAGTTTAAGCAACTAAGCCGATTCCCAAACCAGTGAAATCGTATCATTGGCAACATATGATTATATCCTACCAAAAATACGTAAGTATTTTGAAACTGATCACTTTGATTTTATATCAGATCAATAACTTTCCTTCAATTCTTTTTTCTCTATCATCTTTAAAAGATCTAATTCGTCCCACTTAACAAACCAATAGCATTTGAGCAAAGACCGTAAATCATTCTCAACCTCAGAATGAGTCCTTTGTTTTTTTGGCTCAAAACACTTGAGATATTTTTTATAAATAAATCTTCTTGTTTTTACTGACACAAATGGGCAAGACATTACATCCAAAAATAAATGTGCTTTCTCCGAAGACTGTAACAAATTCATATCAGAGCATAATAATTCTATAATTTTCGTCTCAACTATACCCTTAAGTTTTTGGAATGAATTTCTATTCCTAAAATAGAATAGTAAGGATATTATTGTAAAATAATCTAATTTCTTTTTATGCAGAATTTCATTAAAGAAAGAGTTATCTATTAGATAGTTATCTCCGAAAAATGTTGCAGCCAAAATTAAATTCACTTTTTCAATAGATATGTAATCATCTATAAATAATCCGTTGCCATTATCACCAAATTTTATATTTTCTGCAGTATTTATCAATGATGTCATAAATATATTTCTATAATCATTTGAAACATCTTTTAAAAATAATCATTAATAATGATCATTGTCTTAGATAGCTTGTACGAGGATGATACTGTTGGATTAACACTGAAAAAGAACAGCATTAAATCAGATAATGTAAATATGACATCTTTTATATTTTTTTAATTTCCTCATGATTATTTTTCTCCAAGGAAAAATAATGAATAAGCGATATTAATCTTTTAGACAGAGAGGATAATAAATATGCCGACACATCTGAATACGAGGACTGACGGTCTAAGCATATAGATTTAATGTTATTAATCACATAAACTTTCAAATCATGCTTATTTATTATTTTGTTAAGAATAATAATTCCATCATGTTTTTTGTATAATTTTGATTCCAAATTTTGAATTAGTTCATTAATTTTAGTAATCAGTCCTGTTTTGCTGGTACAGAATGGTCTAGAATATTTTTTGAATTTATTTGTATTTAATTGAAGATTAAACTCATTTAACTTCACATTAATAGTTTTAGATATTATTTCAGCACTGGATTCAGTGTTACAAAAAACAATAAAATCATCTACATATCTTAATATAACATAGTCCTTTGTATTTACCCACCCATGCTCATCCATAAGATCCAACTCAATATTATTATCAATTCGTTGGAAGATCAATTCAGCAAATACTCTACTAAATTCTGAACCTATTGGGATACCATTTGTTTCGTTATTATTGCTCCGCTGCATCAATGTGTCTAACTCTTGACCAAACTGATTGTTATTAGCCACATGCTTTCGAATAAAAGCCTTATTTTTTAAAGCCCATGATACGGAGTGAGTATAAATACTATCAAAACAATGAGATACATCTAGCATCCACATTGTGGAGAATCTTTTTTCAAGATCAAAAAAAAGTTTACTTTGGAATAATTTATATATTCTATTGAAACCTCCATATGAAAAATATGAAGAAGAATACTTCCTCATTAATTCATCATTAGTAGTTTCAATATCTTCTCCTTTGTATCTTTCCACCGCATTTCTTTCATATAAAAAAAATGAATTGGCAACTTTTCTAGGATATCTTATTGAATAATTACTTTTTGATGAATTATAGGTTATAACTGCCGAATAATTTTTGTAAAATTCGCAATAATTAAGTTGAGATCTCGGATGAATTAAAGAAAGATACCTTAAACTAAAAGCATCCTTAACAATACAGTAACCAAAAGGGAAGCTTTGTTTTTCTTTCGTTGCTCTCTTTCATCAGTACCAATAGAATCATCCAAGGAAGGATTGATGATATTTTTTAAGAAAGATGAAAAGGGTGTGAAATCTACTGATGCTTTATAGTTATCCTCAAAATCCGCCAAATTCACATAAAGCCCATCATTTGAGAAAATAATCGGACAGTCAGTTGGTAGAGTATCACACAATAAAGCTCTAGTGTAATCCTTCTTATCAAGTTTAATATTCTTTTTCAGAGCCATATTTTTGTAATCTCTGTATAGCGTTTAAAATTATATTTTCTATAAACTCTTTCAGCAAAACCTTTTGTAAAATTATTTCTCAACAACTCTTTTCTTTGGTTTACACTCAATGAGTATTTGGCAACTTTACTTAAACGCCCTCGATTGGACATCACACAATAGAGTAAAAATTTATCTAATTGCTCTAATGCTTTAGAGTGTTCGCCTAGTTTTGCATTACTATAATATATCCCAGTACTGATTTTGCTTTTCTCAATTGTACTAAATGATTTAATTTTTCTATTTAAATCTCTATTACTTGTTAGAAAAGAAACTCGGTCTAATAATAACTTATAATTACCATTATTCTTATATGCATAAAAAGATCTTGATATTTTTGTTTTTATTTTTTTAATCTACTACTCGATAAATCAATAACTACATTCCTATATATACTATTTTCTGCGTTTTTTGGCACTTGTGTATCTATAATTGAAAAAGAATAACCAAGAAAATCAAATTGATGAAGTAACTTACCATTATTATTACCCTTACTTCTTTTAGGAATCAACGGGGAAATATTTAGTTTGTCTTTATTTAGTTTCAAGCCGTTAGGAAGAAAAGCTTCTACCTGTTTCATAAAAGAGTTTTGACTTTCATTTCCACTTGAAACAATCACCATATCATCTACAAATCGAGAGTAATAAAATACTTCTGTATGCCGATTGATGTTGAGATCAAACTCAGACAAATATAATTCAGATAGCATCGGACTAATTTCAAGTCCTCTAGGTAAACCGTGTGTTCCATGAATACGCTCACAAGCTTTAAGATACCATTCTATAAGATTTTTTGTATGTCTAGATAATCTCGGCTCATCATGCATATATTTAAAAAGCTGAGGTAACTGAATGGACTCAAAAAAAAAGATTTTATATCTAACCGATAAACCTTAAATTTCGAACCTTCCTTAAGATAGATCTTTAATTCATCAATTATTTTATTTCTTTGTTTAGGTAAAAGTGATTCCAGACACTTAAGATTAGAATTACAATGCCTTAGTATCAATTTTTCTTTTTAAATTAGATGCGGAATAAACACAACGCCCCTTAATATTTAGTTTTTTGACACTAACTCCAGAACGGAAATTCTCATCAGCAATTAACACAGCATCGTTAATTAACAATTCTAATTCTTCACTATTACTTTTACTAAAATAATAATTTTTCTCGCTTTCACTTAAATTACGTTTGAGTGCTGATGAAGTAAATGGCTGTCGGTTCATGAAAACCTCTTGATATTATCCTTTGTGCCTTTTATAACTTTTTAAATCACTAGGTGCAATCACATCTTTGCCTAACACTGACGGACTGTCCGTTCCTTGCACAAAGACAACCACCAACGAATATATCCTTTTTAGCGATCTTTCGTACTCAATACCTAAACTAACTATCTAAACTCTTTCCTATCATCCACCATACTCCCTCACATCAATATAAAAATACTGCTTTCCTAGTGAGGTGGTTGACATTTGTCCTGAAACTATCATGGAATGAGGGATAATTCGATTACCTCGCCCACAAAGAGTTACTCTAATCGTTTTTCCTCCCATCGAATCCATCATACCAATCTGCCCTATTGTTGTGATTAATACTGCACAGGGAAAACCGACATCCACACCATTCCAATTATTTCCTGTGAGCACAAAGTTATTTCCCTCTAATAAATTAAGCGGTCTTTGACTTGAAGCATGTGTAATAACACCTTTATGATAGATTTGAATTCCCCATTTTTGAGGATGAAGTGAAATATGATAAGAAGACTTCACAAATACATAGAGCTCATATTCTGCTGAATTACCTTGAATTGTATCGATTAAATTCACACACCACGCATTGTTCTCATAAATCACTTCAGATAATCCACCTAATGATGGATTAGAGGAATTAAGAACTCGAATAAAAATAAGTGGTACTGCGTTATTATTACCTTCGATGACTTTAATTAGTCCTGGCTTAGTTTTTATCTTTTTTAAAAATACGGCTGATTCATAAGGTGTTAATTCTTCGGTAATGCCCTGATTAAAAAATAATGCACCATATTTACTCATTTAATTAGTACCATAATAATTCCATTAATCGATTGACTACCACGTAGAGAATTCCACGAAATTTTATTATTCTCGACTCTAACAGTGAAATAAGATCCTCGATTTCTAGCTACAATATAGGCGGCCAATGACCGCCCTTTAGGAATATTATTATAAGTTTTACTGCCATTTTGAGTGACCGCTATTTGGTCAAAAATAAACGAACGCCCTGTGATTTTTATTGGCTTTCCTTTTTCATATATCTCTATTCCCCACGACATGAGAAATCCTCTACCACATCAGGAGATACCCATCCTCCCAAGAATTTAAATCCTAATTGAGGTACAGCATGATAAAGAGGCCCTTTAATGGTTTCTCTCTTTTTATCAAACTTCATTAATACAGGTTGTTGATAGTGAAAAGTTTTTATTTGGTAAACACCTTGGCAATCGACCTTCTTATATCCAGAGGTACACCCTGACAATAATAATGCTGTAATTAAAACAATAAACTTCATACGCTACCCTAAATAACCTATTTTTTTGCCGCTAACTGATTTTTTTCATCGTAAACATAAATAGTATTATTCGTGATCACTAACCGCCCTTTTGTTCCTCCTGAATTAATATCTAACCGTCCACGAAATACCGCATCATTTAATTCAACATTCCCTGTTGTGGCATCAATATTAAATCCTTTCTTACCCGCTAAATAATTAGTGGATGTGATTTTTTTACCTACCGATAATTTATCAATAGTTGCCTTGCTAAATAACGCATCATTGAAAAAAAGCTTGTCCATTTTGGATCACAAAAGGTGTCGCCACTTTACCGTTTAATGACGATATCACTGCAAAGTTTTGGGCATTAACCAGAAATTGGCTATTTCCTTGCGCATTAAACCCTAAACCAATACCAGTAATGACTTTATTCCCTTTGCTGTCTTGCTGAACTTTCATTGTCCATGATGCCGAAATTTTGCCATTTATGTCTGTGACCACTTTCGAAGTTTGTTCGATTTTGGCTGAACTTGTACCCACTTGGCTTTCTAAGCGAGTGACCTGCTGAGCGGTAGAGGTAACTTTGCCTGAAACTTCAGTCACTTTAGTTTCAAGTTGGCTTACCGCATTCGCCGTTGCATTGGCTTTCTGTTCGCTGGACTTAGGTACTTCATTCGCCACAAATCCTTTCGGTGCCACCGATTGCTTGTTGTTGGTATAAGTGCTGGTGATGATTTGATGGTTAATACTTTTATGCTTAGTAAGCTGATATTTTGCCCCTCCTCGCAAATAGATATATTCCACAGAGCCATTCGTTAATTGAGCAGGCCCCATCACAGGAGATTGATTTGTCCATCGCCAATCAAAGTTATCAATGATACGGTTTTCAGACTGAGTTCCCCATCCAGAACCACTCACTTGCCATTCCACAATCACGGCAAAACCTTTGGTGCTGTGAGTCGCATAACTGGGTTTATTGTCTGAATATTGCCCTAATGTTCTAAAAACCTTAAAAGCATAACGATGAGAGGTCACTAAAGGCAAAATCACCGGATAATAGGTGTTTTCATTGAGTTTTGATAAATCTAAATCCACCACCACAGACTCCGTTAAATCAGCTTTCACTTTATCTAATTTGCTGGATAACGCTTGTACCTGAGAGGTTGCGGATGTCACTTTGCCATCGATATTAGATACTCGCGTATTTAACGCATTAACCGCACTGCTATCGGCTTTCCCTTTCAAATTTGAATTGAGGGCTGAAATCTCTTGCGTTTGTGCTTGCTGTTTCGAGGTGAGGGTTTCTAATGATTTATTAATCGCTGAAACATTCCCATTCATCCGTGTTTCCAGTGATTGTCGAGCTTTCGCTTCTGCTTGGTCGCCTGTAACACGTGCTTGTTTCTCGGCGGAGATAAGTCCTGCTGTGACTTTAGATAAATCATTGCCGGTATAATCACCACGAAGTTGTGTCGCTAAAGATTGGCGTTGTTGCGCTTCGGTTTGATCAGACTCAATACGAGCTTGTTGCTCTTGTTTAATTGCGGCGGCCTGTGCTTCTGTTGCCGTTGAAACTTGGTTCATCCGCTCAGCCAATAATTTTTCTGATCCCTCCCGTTTTTTTTCACTTTCTTCAATCGTCGCGCCTTGCCTCATTGACTCCTCTAAAAGCTTGTCGTGATTTATCCTCATTAGCTCATGTAATTCTGTAATATCGATTTGGTTAGCTTTGCTATTAATTTCACCCAATAGGTCTTGTGCGAGTTGATCTCGACTAATTTGCCCAGCTAATTCTTCAAGAATTAAATCGGTTTGAGAAGAGCAAACACCAGAAGCTTCCACAAACGGTGATTTACCATAGCTGTTGATTGTTCGAACATAAAAATAATACGTATGCCCTGCTTGTAAGTTCTCTTGCGTCCAGAAATTCCCTTGGCCAACTTTATTTGTTTTGGTGATCACTTCATTTTCAGAAAGATCAACAAGTTTTTCCTCACTAAACCAAAACTCAAAGGTATAACCAAAGACAGCGCTATCGCCTTGTTTCGGTACAACGGTCAGATTAAATAAGCCAGAGGTAACATCAATGTGCTCAGGAGGCGGTGGTGCTTGAATAGCAAAATCACTGATAGCAGGTGCCGACATCGCGCCAGCCACATTTGTTGCTCTGACTTCAACACGATAAGTCCCTCGCGCTAATCCGTTAATATCGACACGCTCGGCCGGCACCTGAATAGATTGAATAACGTTGCCTTCTTGAAGAATAGTGACGGTGTTATAACGCACATCAGTAGCAACATTCTGCCAAGAAAGCGTACCTTGCACGATGTCACTGACTGCAAGTGGAACAAAGGTAAGATTAATGGGTGAAGCAACACCACCAGCGGGTAAACTCACAAATGGCGGACGCTCAAAAGGTTTGCCAATCACATCTTCATATAAATAGGCGCCATCCTCTTCCAACGTTAAAGCCACACCGTCTAGTGCATGAAATGCCCATTCGGCAATACGGAACTCCAGCCCACTAATCCCCAAAGAAGGTAATTCTAAAAGCACAACTTCCCCTGGGCGATAAGCATAGCCGTCTAAGTTCATCGTGAGTTGAACTCGTCTTCCGGCTTTCTTTTTACGGAGATATTGGCGAGCTAATCGTTGGGCTTGATAAGGGCTAGTCACAAAACGATAGTCGATATTCTCTCGAATTTCTAAGCCATCCTCTTTCACCCATTCGTCTACAATCACAGGCGTGAAATCCGTTTTTGTGTATAACTGTTCGGCATCAATAAACGTGCCATACACCGCATTGGTCGCGTCTTTTAAACCTGTTTCAGGGGTACACGTGACAGAGCCAATCAATTGTGATTCAGTGATGGTTTTTTATTGCAGGCCCATAATAAGCACCGATTTGGATACCGTGTTTTCCTGCGGTGAATGTCGGTTCCGCGTTGATGCATTTGTGCATCGCCTCCAAAACACTGGATGGACTCTCATTTAAGTCATAGGCGCCATTAAGGGTATATCGCGACTCAAATCCGCCTTCTGGCAGACTCACTTTTTCATCACATAAATCGGCTGCCTGTTTAAAGCTGTCAAAATCAATATCTGTATCAGGTACTTTTAAATAATGGCGGTAATAATCTAAAACCACTAAGGCCCCATTATTACTCCATGCAGTTTGCCCAGTGCGAGGATCAAACAGATGTTTTCCCCAAACTTCACATTTCACATTGGGTAATCCATAGGGGAATTTTTCTTGGTCAAACGTGAGTGTCACACGTAACCACGCCAGACCTCGACCAATCATATCCTCTTTCCATGACGGGCAATTTTTAAGCATAAAGGGATCGGCATCTTCCCTATCGTTATGTAATTCCCATGAGGCTTTATCACCAAACGTCTCAATGAGATCATCACCCAACCAAATCTTCCCGATTTTCTCTATGGGGTGCCCTGCCAGCGCCAATGCCAGTGTGATTTTTTCGTTTTCATCTTGTTCGCCTGCTTCTTCTTCGGCAAAGAAAAGCAAACCCGATATCACTGTTTTTCCGACTATCACGGTTTCAGGGGCAGACGATGAACGTAACATCTGTTTGCGTTCACTGGTATCTCGATAATTCATGGAAGGCAGTTTTGGCTTAAAGATAAGAGAACCCGCGACTTGAACCGCAACGCCTGCTGCCATCAGCGCCATCCCCATCGCCGAGGTAACACCTCCGGTAAATAGCCCCGTAATCATTAAGCCTGCGCCCACGACTTTTGAAATTAATCCACCACTCCCACCCATTATTCCACTCTCCATGCTTTGATTGGGTTAATCTGCACTGGCTTCACACCTTGTGGGGTTACTCCCCAATAATGCCTCGCCCAAACCACGGCTAAACTGTCACCGTCCTCACCTTTAAACAATACGAGGTCGCCACGCTGAACGCGCTCAATCTCAATGGATTTGAAATAGCGTGATACGGCTTTCTCTAATGTGCCAAATTTAGATTTGATCAGGTTGAAGGCTTCGGCTTTGGTTTTATAGTGATTGAGATAAGGCTTTATTGGCGAGAAACCGCATTGTGCGTAAATACATTCAGAGGCAAAAATACAACAATCAAATTCACCCCATGAAAAAGGGCGACTCATCGCCGCCCTTATGGTTTCAGGTAATTTAAGTGTCCAGTTGGGTTGTTTCATGTACTGACCTTAAATAGCAAAAAACCTCAATTAAGAGGCATGGTGAAATTCAGGCAATAAAAAACCCACCGAAGTGGGTTAGTTTCAATTGCGTAATATCAGATATTTTTTAATTTGATTACACCACAACATAGTTTACCGAAATCAGGATTACATAATTCTACTGTGTCATAAGTCCTAGACCAATGACACAGCCAATTCTCAAGATCCTCACAACTATAATCTTTAGTGGCTAAACCAGATGCAATATCAACCATATCATCACTTGGTGCAGTAAGCTCATAACCATTTATCAATAAAAAAAACATAACCACACATCATGGCTGTTCTTTTATTAGCATTCGCGAATGGATGGTTTTGGATAAGGCTTTCAATAAGAACAGAGGATAATCTAAACATATCCTCTGTTTGTTCGTAATATCTTATTACGCTAGGTCTGGCTTGTGACGATTCTAGATTGCTTTGATTTAAAACTTGGATTGGCTCATCTGGCGTTTGTGCTTTAATAAGAACTTCATTGATATAAATTATGTCATCAACAGATAAGTAATTCACGCCGTCAAGATGATAACCAAACTCCCTAGACATCTATCACACCTTAGATAATTTATCCATAGCAGTCTCATAACGCTCAAAGCCAAGACTGAAAGCATTTTTTCACTTGATCTTTGTGTGAGCAATTATATCCAACTACTGCTCTAGGAGACGCAACTTTACTTTTGTCACGAGGCGGTATATCTAAACGACTAGCCTTTCTCAGTGCGTGACTCATATAAATACCCTCTTACCAGGATCTCTGGCATATATACAAAATAGACGATTTTGAGGTTATTGCAATTACTCTGCATGTAAAAAATCACCCACACTGTTAGTGGGTACTGGATTATTTTTTTGTGAACCTTTTCGACCAGTGGCCTATTCATAATAGAGTCATCTTGTCGCCATTACAACCCAGATTTATCAACTAAAGCTTGTTTTTTTTGCGGTTATAAAGGTATATGAATGTAGTTTTTGGCATCAACTACCTATCTATACTCCCAACGCTGATATCTTCTAACAAGGATAAATTTAGCTCTTTCATGAAACAACAAAGGACACAGTTCCTCTTGTTTATGCAATAAAAACCCACAAAAGTGGGTTTAACAAAGCAATAAGATTATTTATAAATAAATGCAGGTGCATCTTTCTTGCTGCCCCAATAAATCGCCCGTTCAGCCATTTGAGCCACATAGCGAAAGATGCGATCACCTTGTCTTCGAGATGACCACGACTCATCGGTAAATCTATCGGGTAACCCGATTGACCACCGCTCGAATCGATTAGAAACATTAACACATACGGCATTTTCTTCGCCAGACACCACATTAATCGATGTGATTTGTCCGACAAATAAGACTTCAGCAAGCAACGGTTTCCCCTCTTCACTGATGGCAACCATCATCAATCGCACTTCTCGCCCTCGACTTTGCTCATTCATCACCATCCCCACCAGCGATTTATCAAAACCCGCTAATTTAAGCTGTAATTGTGGAGGGCTGGTTGTCTTATTTTCTTTTAGCTGACTGATTTCGCCTAAACTTCCTACACCTAAATAAGTTTCCCCTGCAATAATTAGTTGCCCAACACCGGTATGCGCACAGGTGACGCCTGATTTCAAATCGAGTCTGGCGGCTAAAACGATATAAGCCCCCTCATTAATCGCGTTGACCATGGCATCAGAAAATGGATGATATTGCATTAGTACAACACCTCCTCAAAAGATAACGTGATATGGGTATACCCCAAGCGGCGATGCTGAAATTTCCCCTGTTCATTATCAACAAGCCGAAAAACCCCAAAAGGACGCTCAACCTCAAGCATTTCATTAACAGTAGGTGACGTTCTTAACATCGGCGAAATAAGAATAATCGCACGGCCTTGATTATCACTGACCACATCTGCCACCACCATTTTGAGTTCATTACCCACAGTTAAACGATCCCCTTGCTGTAACACGCGCATATTGCGCTTCCAGTCCTTTGTTTCTAGCCGATGACCTAATTGGCTCGGTATTGCAATACGAGGCGAACCATACCCATAACGTCCTTTTCTTATCCAACTGGCTATTTTGACCCGTCCCGACATGCCATCCAATGAAGCCACCAGCGCTTCTAACTGACGCGATTTCTCTTCATTTAAATTATTGAATGTCAGCTCACAACGCCAACGACTTCCCGGAAAGCGCACCGTTTGACTACTTCCATTAAACGGCGAGGTAAAGGTTTTGCTGTTACTCAATAATTGCCAGTTTTCCTGTGTGGGGATCACCTCTTTTGGCCATTCAAGAATAGACATTTAAACTCCTAATGTTCTACGTGCTGCGCCATTACTTTGAAAGTCTTGTAACATCATCGCGTGAGCTTTCTGTGCACCAGCTTCTGTACCTTGTTGTGCGGCTTCTTTCATTGCCTGCGCAAGTACAGCGTCACCATTTCCTGTCACCGTAATATGATTAACGACTGTCATTTGCACCCCACCTGCACGGGCTAACGTCGGTTGTGGTGTAACCGGTATTCGCCCTGCGATCGCCCCCACAAAGCCACCTGAAGCATAACCTTGCGCCGCATGCATTAAGCGATAGAGATTGCCGACACCCAATTTAGCCGTCGCTTCTTTGGTAAAAACAAACTCACCCCCATGCACAATCCCTTTAGGTTCGAATTTCCCGCCATGCCCCGTATAACCACCGTAAGCATGCCCTTTGCTCATCCATCCCATATCAAAACCCATTGCCTGCCCGCCTGCTTCAATGGCTTTGAAAACCAGCATTTTCATCACCATTCGAGTGATATCGGAGATCACCGCATTGGCAAAATCTTTAAAGCTTCCTTTGCCCGTTAAAGCAAAATCGGCTAATGCATCAGACATATTATTAAGGGCATTGGTAGTGACATTTCTGACGTTCTCCATCGCATTCATGGCCGACTCACTGAAATCCGATAAGCCTTGTTTTAATCCCGCCATCGGATCGCCTTTCATGGCCTCTCGCTTCCTCAGCTCTTCCTCAATCTGCTGTTTAGTGAGTTCGACATTGCGTTGTAAATTCGCTAACTCTTTTTCGCCTAAATCCACACTGGCTTGCTGATACAGCACATCAATCTGACGAAGGGCATTGAGCTTTTCTTGCTCTGCGCGTGTCTTTCCTATCAAGGTGGTTTCAAATTGCATCTGCTCAATTTCTTTACCGCGATCATAAGCAAATTGCGCAACCGAGTTAGCACGAGCTAAATCATCAATGGCTTTCGCTTTTTCTTTAATCGTCTCAATCGCTTTGGGATCGATTTTAAGATGGCATCAAACTTGTCTTTATTCTGTTTGATATCGGCTAAGGCGGATGTGTATTCATTAAAGGAAGAGGTAGTGCCATACAGCTGAATACTTTGTCCATCTGCAATCAGTGAAGCTTGTTTTTCCTCCAATTCCGTTAAGATTTTGGTGTACTGTTTGGCATAATCAATGGTGGATTTATGACTGGGCTTATACGTCCGTTTGGCTTGCAGTGCCAGTTGTGCCTCAATTTCAGCTTGTAAGGCCTTATCGTAGCCTTGCATATCTGGCGTAATTTTGCGTGAAGCCAATACATCTTCTGCATTTAATTTCGCTAATACCTTCCCTGTGGCTTGCGCTTTTGCTACTGAACGTTGCGATTTTTCAATCGATTCATCAATCTGTTTAGCAATCGCCGTGGCGGCATTCACTTGGCTATTTGTCGCCTGAAGCGTGATATCAATGAGTGATTCATATTCAATGCCTAAACTCTTTAAGCTCGCCTTAAGTGAATTGATAACGGCATCAACATTTTGTAACTCAGTGACATAGCGTTTATATTCAGGGGCTTGATCGCCCACTTTTTCTTTGAGTGTCGCCAACATATTTTGCATATTGGCTCGCTGACGCTCTAAGTTATTAACTTGCTCTGCATATATCCCCATCGCAGCATCAAGCTCTTTTTGCTTTTCAGCCACTCGCTTAAGGTATAATTCCCCCACACCTTGTTCAGTAAACGCCTTCTCACTCTCAACGCTGTATTTTGATAGACCTTGTAAGGAAATGACCTGTTGTTTAAGCTCCTCGACTTTCTCCAATTGCGCGTTAATGCCCGATGAAACTTTGCTTAAATTCGCCACTAACGTGGCATTGCTCATTTTGTTTAACGCTTCTGTTGATGTATCAAGGGAATTAGCAAATTCAATCGATTCGAGTTTAGCTTGTTTGACATTTTCGCTGTATTCATACAATCCCATGCCCAATGCTGCAACACCCGTCAACACTAATCCAATAGGGCCACCCGCTAATCCCATAACACTGTTAAGTGCTCGCCCTGCCACCGTTGATTGACGCCGAGCGGTCGTTAATGCACGTTGAGCAACGTTTTCGGCGGTTAATGCCTGTGTATAATTTAGAGAGGCTGTTCTTGCGAGTGACTTTGTGGCGATAAGGTTATCGAGTGCGATTTTCTCAGCATTAGTGCCTCTAGCAACTTGATATTCCATTTTGGCTCTATTGAGCGCCGATGTGGCGGCTTCTTTATCTGCCCATGCCTTCCTCACGGCGCTGGTTGCTGCCACACTGTTTGCCTCTGCACTCTGTAATGTGGTTTTGGCCTCATTCAACGTTGTCTGATTTTTCAGATAAGTGGCTTTCGTCCATTGAGAGAGTTTTGCTACCAATGCCGTGACGGCGATCCCTTCAACCACTTTAGCGACTAACGATAGATTATCGGCAAGAGTGGTCATCCCTGTGGTAAAAAGCTGAGTCGCACCTGTACCTTGATTCGCTTCGCCGATAAATTTTGTCATCGCCGATTGAAGATTAGTGAAACCTTGGCTAACCGTCGTCACGCTGGTAGCAAATTTTTTATCCACACTGTCGGCTGCACGCTCTAAGGCTTGAATGACTTTTCAATCGTCATTTCACCGTCTTGGGCTTTCTTCCTTAGTTCACCCACACTAACACCCATTCCGTCAGCGATGGCTTTCGCTAACGCAGGCGTTTGCTCCATCACCGAATTCAGTTCTTCGCCACGTAACTGACCCGAGGCTAATGCTTGACCAAATTGAGTTAATGCCGCTTGGGCTGCGGTTGCACTCGCTCCTGAAATCGCCACGGCTTTTGAGACAGTTTCCGTGAGTTCAGCGACTTTTTGCTGACTTAATCCTAAGCGATCGGCATTATCCGCAAAACGTTGATAAACTTGTGCTGTGGCATCCAATGATTGATAGGTTTTTTGGGCAATGCCATAGACTGCTTGTGTGGCTTTATTTAACTCGACAGAACTTTCTGTCACCAGTTTTTAAACGGTTCTGTAATTCCGTCCAACTATCAGCATAATTAATGACTTGATGAATGGATAATGCACTTGCGGTGACACTCGCAAAACGGGCAAAAAGCGCCGAGGATTTTGCGGTTTGTGATACCATTCGCTCTTGTTGTACGGTGATAGCTTGAAGACTGACGCGAATACTTTGCCCAAATTGTTCTGTTTGGCGCTGGCTACGGTTGATCGCATTTGTGAAATTTGCCGTATTCAGCGTCAAATCAATATTTAATCTACCTAATGCTCCCGCCATAAATTCAATCCTTGGTATGAACACTACAAAAGCAAACTTTCACCCTGAATAAATGCAATATTCCTTGTTATTTGCTATTGATTTAATTATTGATAAACTGAAATTTCGAATAATAGAGGGGGTTTTATGAGACTTATTCTGGCGTTATTACTACCTTGGTTACAATTTTTCACGATTGGTCGCCCATTTGCTGGCATCTTCTGCCTTATCCTACAAATCACATTAATTGGATGGATCCCTGCGGCTATCTGGTCGGTTTATGCGCTTTCTCAATACAATACGGATAAAAAATTGAGAAAATGTCTCGCGGTGGTTAACGATTAAGCCCCACTCATGTGGGGCTATCGATTAGCTAATACACTCTCAGTAACGTTATCCCACAGCTCTTCTTCCGTGATTTTCTTCTTCCACATCGGCATAAAATCCATCAATTCAGGCGGAGACATTTTCGGATCACGATTTATCATCGAAAGAAGATGCGCCACTTGTGCCATCCGATAATCCTCTCGCCATAAACCAAAGGGCTGTTTGCGATAAAAAGCCTCATATTCACACAAGTGGCTTTCAGGCATTTGCTCGATTTCCGCGAGGGTTTTTCCCAATGCCAGCGACAATATCAATTGAAATTGTCGCCGTTCTCCAAGTTTTTTTCGCTATTCCCCGCTTCGGCCGTAAACACCGCATTAGAGAACCCTTGTCCTAATCGATTAAGACCTTTTAAGTCTTCTTCATTTTCAGCATCAAAAAAGCAGTTCCCCTTTTCATCACACAACTTAAAGGCCAACATTCTGGCGACATCATATTCATCGTAGACACGATTTATCGCCTCATTAAATTGTTCGGGATCGTCTTCATCTAAATAAATATCCTGCGCTTCGGCGAGCTTAATTTTAATTTGGCGAAGTTTACGCTGAATGTAATTCATGGTGCCAACATCCAGCTCTTTGACATAAAAGGTGTTGTCTAAATAGGTAAAAGGCGTCACTTTCAGTGCTTGGTTTAACACTAATTCACGCAATAAAGCGTTAGACATAATCACTCCTAAGATTTTTTATCGAGAAGGGATAAGAGAAATAATGAGGTGGATGAGTTAAGGATTATTTCTTCACATTCAAATAATCACGGCCAGACAATTTAATCGAGATCCCCGAATCCATCATTTGCCCCACACTGCCGTCAATGTTCATACCCGTTTCGACGGAGCCGTAATAAAACATGGAGCCTTCATCTCGTGTTAAGACCATTTTCACCGCAAATTTTTCTTTGCTGTTTTCATATTTACGCAAGAGTCGCTGCACCTCACTGGAGCTATAACGTAAGAAAAAGGTCAATTTAATTGAGCCGTATTCCGTATCGCCGGATTCATATTCCTTGCCATCACTGCAAATGGTGGTGACATCGATTTGTTCAGTCGTTGAACCGTCTTTGCTGAAGCTTTTTACCGCACAAAAGTTATTAGACCATTGAATACGTTGTGCCTTAGCGCTTGCAAAATCCGTGGGTAGCGTTTTATCACTCCAATCCACTTCGTCGCACAGGGTCACTTTTTCGCCATCAACCTGGGCAATGGGGAAACGCCCATCTAACTCCCCGAGTCCCGATAACATAATCATGTCATCCGCTTTCAGCTTATTATTGGCGATGGTAATAGTTGCGGGTGATAACGTCGCTTCTGTCACAGTCATCGCCTCTCCTAAACCTGTTTGCACAAAGATCTTCGTGCCGAGGAAAGGCGTCGCTTTATGGTTTTTTGACTTTGCCATATCCATTCCTTATTTATCTGATGAAATCATTAATTCAAGAACAAGCCGATGCAATTTGACATCCGCTTCATACCCAAAGACCGCATTCACCCGTTGTGCAAATGGGATTGTCGCAACAATCTGAGCCTCGATTTTTTTACGCAAGACCATAAGGGGCTGTGGCTGGAACGCATACACATCAAGTTGCACGCGATAGTTATCTAAATCCGTATCCTCCAGCGCACTGTTAGGCGTGATGCTGGCAAACTGGATCACAATGGCGGGATAATGCCCTTTGCCTTCGGGTAATACCTGAAAAAAAACCCTTCCATCGACAAGCGGTGAAAGGGTCTCTTTTAATTGCTGTATCATAGTCTCTACCTTGCTTTTTCAATATCCTCTTTGAGTGTTTGAACAATCACTTTAGCCGTCGCTTCCTTTTTCGCCTCAAAGCCGAGGCGCATAAACGGTTGTGCGGGCATCTTGGCGGTACCAAACTCAACAAACCACCAATAAAACGGATCATTTGGGTTCAATGCCGCACTTTTTCCCGTTGCTTGTTTAAAGGCGGACACCTTTTTACCCGATAATGATTTCACCCAAATACGCGTTTTAACTTGTCCATTGCGCTGCACTTTCGTTTTAGAACGAATATTGCGCTTGAGGGTGCCCTTGCGTCGATGCGGTACCGTTTCCTTAAGAATAGGCACTCGATGTTTAATTTCCTGCTTTAACGCCGAAGCGCCTGCATTCATCGCCTTACGCGCACTTTGATTTCTGGTTTTACGGGCAATGTCTTGCATTCGTTGAGCGAGTTCAGACAATCCACTGATTTTAATCTCCCCCATCATTCACGCCCTCTTTGCACATCAATTGAAGCTCACGATGGCGCTCATCAGGGTCAATAATCGAAATAATATTAAATATTCGCTCTCCCCATACAATACGCATCGAGGTATCAATATCAGCGATATAGCGAATAAGAATTCGCGTTGTGGCCTCACTTTGTACTTGCTGAGCTTGAAAATATTCTCGCCCTTGATAAGGCATGATCGCTGCACGTACTTTTGTCGCATGATCCGTCCAAATCACATCACTGCCACTGATGGCATCAGGTGCTAATACTGATTTTTGAATATTAATGGTGTGGCGTAATCGTCCCGGATCCATTAACTACCTCGCCAATTTCGACAAAGCAGTAACAATCGTTCTACTGCTTTATTTTCATATAACGGAATTTCACTTTGACTAGTTCGATGTTCAAACATATCCGCCAGCACCAAAAGCATGGCGGATTTCACTTCATAAGGGATATCATCAGGTGATTTCCATGTGGGTTCATCACACCATCTCAAACAATAATTTAATGCGCTTTGAGCATAAAATATAATCTGCTCATCACGATCATCACCGCTGTATTCGAGATGCTGTTTTAATAAAGAAAGAGGAATGACATCTAAGATATTCATGATGTAATACGGGATAGTTACCTACCCCGACCTATTACTTAAGCACTTCTTCCAGACGTTGGGAAAGTCCCTTTAATTAAGGCTTGAGGGCGATAATGGGCTAAGGCTAAACGCTCTTCACACAAAATGGTCAGCATATTCTTCACAAAGTTATCACGATCTTCTCGACTCACTTCGATAACTGCATTCATTCGATCCCATACTTGAGACGCCAAATCAAATGCACCAACAGTAAACTCACCTTGTTTTTGTGCTTTTGTTGGAACAACAGGTAATCCCCACATTACATTTGAAGTAAAGGCTTGTGGGCCACCAAAAATATAACGCCCTTCTTTATCTTTCATTAACGCAATGGCATGCCAATCACGAGGATTTAAAATAATACCTGAGGCGCTAAATTCAGATTCTGTTACCTGATAAATGGCATGAGCAATCAGGTCAGCATGCGTGTCACCCGTAGCACTCAACGTGGTATCATAGGCAGTGGCAACATGATTAATCCCCGTCAAATTATCCGCAGTACCGTCACCATTAAGTAATTGCTCCTCTTCCACTAATGCTAAGCCATACAATAAGCGATTATTAACGTAAGACTGTAACTGCACAGCATCATCCATCACTTGGCGAGACGCTTGGATCCAATGAGCAATAGTGATCACATTTGCCGTTTGTTTTTCAAACGTCAGATTAGATTCTGGTTTTTGAGCCTTTTCTTTCACGGGTGCCGCGCTATTGGTAAACAATTTTTCGCGTACATATTCCAGTGAGTTACTGGAAATACGACCTTGTGCTAATAAATCGCGGATAACTAAACGACGCATACCCGGCATAATAATACCCGGTACTTGCATCGGCTGAATGAGAACACCGGCTGAACTCGCATCACTGCCTAATGATTTATTAAAAGTTTTCACTTCATAAGAAGCCTGACTCCCATTCCATGATTTTGTCAGCGCTTCTGCTGCTCGCTCAGAAAAATCTTTTTTCACATTAGGATCATCAGCGCTCGTTGCCCCTTTCTGCTCTAAATCAAACAGACGTTCACCGGCTTTTTTCAATTCCTCTTGAACTAAGGCTAAATCTGTTTGTAATTGCTTTGAAACTACGCCAGTAGCTTCAATTTCTTTCTTCTGTGCATCGAAGAGCTCTTGCACCTTTTTTTTGTGATCCTTCGATGGCTTCTTGGATAATAGCTAAGTCAGACATATTCTATCCTTTCAGATTAAATGCATTAATTTGGTTAACAATGGATGCGACTAGGGATTGTTGAGTGTCATCGGACTCACTCCGAATAGCGGATTTGAAGCGGGAAATAAAACCGACTGCTTCTGATTTTGATAAACCGGCTGACTCTCTCAGCCAATCCTCAATATCTCGGATCGTTAATAACCCATCGATGCTCTTGAGTGATGAAACCTGTGCTTGGTCATTAGCGGGAAATGTACAAATACTGATTTCACGTAACAGAGAGATATTTTTAAAAATACGGCCTGAAGGTGTCCGCTCAAAATCATTACGCAGACAACCGAATCCGATAGAAAGCCCGTCAACCGTGCCATGCTTCATTGCCGCTTTTAGATCTTGAGCCGCGCTATGACCGGGTGTCAGTTGTCCTCTCACTCGTAATCCTTTTTGATCTTCCTCCATGTACTCCCATTTCCCCACAGGAAGCTCCCAGACTCGATGGTTATAAAACATAGCGACTTTTTTGTTTTTGCTTATCTAAAACATGCTTAAATGCACCGGGTAAAATAATGTCACCATCGAGATCTTGATGACTAAATACGGAGGCATAACCTTCGAAAACGCCTTGTGTGCCATCTCCCGTAAATTTGATTTCCGCTTCATCAAAATTCAGTGTTTTTCTAATATCAGGCATTGAACCCCCATAAATAATTAAGCCCCACTTTCGTGAGGCTCTTTATTGAGTTGGTTAATCGGTAAATATTGTGCTTGCCGGTAAGCGACATCCCCACCTTCAAGAGGAGGATAATTATCGAGCCTTCTCATTTCATTAATGGTTCTTAGTCCCGATTCTCCCATCGCTTTCATAAACGCGGCGCGTGAAGTGGAATCACCTCGCAATAATCCATCAAGGTTATGTTCAGCATGGTATTTTCCCACTTCGGGTGGTTTTAGAAGCCAACGCGCAATGCAATTTTCCCATCGGGAGATATAGGGTTGTAAGGTATATTGAAGAAAGCCTAAGTTTTGTTGTTCAATACCTGTTCCCCAGCTTGTTGATTTTTCAACATCACCGACTAAGTGCGGTGGAACACCAAAGAAGCGGGCTAATTCACTGACTTGAAATTTGCGGGAAGACATCGTTTCTGCATCTTGAGGACTAACACCAATATCTTGTGCTTGAAATCCCCCTTCTAAGATCCACAATCGTTTTTTAACGGGGCCACCCGCAATTTCTTTGAAATTCTCTTCAAGTTGGCTACGTTGCTCTTTATTCAATACCTTATCGCCCGTTGTCAGAATTTTAGGAGACTTAGCCCCATTAGCGTAAAACTCACGTTGTTGATCTTCCATCGCAACGGCCGTGCTTGCTGTTTTACACGCATACGCAATAGGCGACAATCCAACTAACCCATTAAAACCAAACCCTTTTAAATGAAAAATTTCATGTTGTTTAAATTTCGCAAATTCATGATCACGCTGATATTTATAGATAATATTCTTCCCCTCCATGCGTACATCCATATTGGCAGACAACAGAGGAAGCAAGCTGATCACATCACCGACTTTATTTCGCTCAATCAACGCGAAAGCATTACCATAAAAGCAAAGTTGCATAGTCATTGCCTCTCGGAATTCTTGAGCCGTCATATATTGATTGGGCGAATATCGCAGTAATCGAGCCAATGGGTGACTTAAATCGACTTTGGTTCTATTTCCCTGTTTATCCGTTTCGAACACATCCAGTGGCAAACAAGCCGTTAACGTCGAAATTAAGCTAACACAACGCCAAACCGTTGATATTTGGAGTATTCGCTCATCATTTACAGAAGAACCACCAAGTGAGCCTTGCGCTGAGATAACGCCTGATTGTGAACCTTGTTCAGGTGTCACGAGTCTTCCCCCAACGAAGAAGGAAGCCAGACGCGCAAACCAACCATGATTAGTGCGCAAATCGATTGAATATTGTTTATCTGTCATCACATACTCAATGGGTTAGAGAAAAAATCATCAAGGTTGCCATTATCAACCTCACCTTCCGCAGCACCAATCGCCATTGCAGAGGCCACCACACCATCGATTCGACCGGTGCTTTTTTTCTTGGCAAAGACGCGGTTATCTTTTTGGTCAGCCTCAAGCACAGCGGATGCAGCATTCCATCTCAAACAAGGATTGGTGTGGATCTCAATCTTCTTGTCATCAATGAGCTGTTCAAACAGTTCGATAGAGTGTGGCATCCACAGCCCTGAATCTTTGGCTTTGTAATATCCTTGTCCATGCGGAGTTAAAGGAACCGTCACACCCGCGTCATCGAGTTTGGGTTCAAGGTATTTAATGCGATAAGGGTCAAAGGCAATGGCTCTCATGCTGACGTGCATCGCCATTTCAGCAATGCGTTCTGCCACAAATTCATATCTCACCGCATTCCCTGGCGTGGTATGCATAAAACCTTGCCTTACCCATAAGTCGTAAGGCACTCGGTCGGTTTTCGCTCTATCCAATAAGGTGTCTTTGGGTGTCCAAAATTCGACATAAAGACGTTTGAGACTAGGAAAATACAAGGCTAATGCGGTTAAATCTTTGGTTCCCGATAAGTCCAGTCCGCCATAACACTCTTCACCTTGAAGGTCATCGAATGTGAACGTGTTTTCACACTGCATCCATGTTTCACTGTTAATCCACGGATTATCGGCATCCACCCACTGACAAAAATTAAGCCGACGCACAATGCTTTCTTTCGCGGGCATACCTCGGGCTTGTGTCACTTGCTCGCGTAAGTAGCGTTCAGAAAAGGTGTAACCCAGTGACGGATTGGCTTTCCCCCAGCAAGATTCATCCTTAAAGGGATCATCGCTCTCATCCAGTGAGCAAATATAGGAAAAGAAACTGTCGTCTTCGATAGTGCCTTCGGCGACTTTTCGACCGTATTCATGGTAGTCATAACACACACTGGTTTTATCATGGCCACTGTTGGTGATCATAAATATCAAGGCTTGCCGCCGACCTTTTGTGCCCGCTCGCATCATCTCGACGGCGGTATTATTTTTATGCTCATGAATTTCATCAATCAGCGCACAATGGGGACGAGGTCCTGATTGCCCATCATCTGAGCTAATCGGGCGAAAGAATGAACTCGTTTTCAAATAAGCCAAGTTCCACTCTTTGCCTGTTCCGCCTGATTTGGTGATCCGCTGACTTAATGCGGGAGATTGATCAACCATTGCCACCGCATCACGAAACAAAATCATGGCTTGGTCTTTTTTCGTGGCTGCCGCATACACTTCGGCACGCGGTTCACTGTCGGCAACTAAACAATACAGCCCAACGCCACCCGCCATCGGTGATTTTCCTGAACCTTTGCCTGATTCAACGTACACCATGCGAAATCGGCGTGTTCCATCAGTCATTTTCCAGCCAAAAATAGAACCAATCACAAAGCATTGCCAAGGCAATAAAATAAACGGTTTACCTTCATGCTCCCCGCCATTGAGCTTTAAGACTTTCGCGAAAAAGTCGATCACCCTTTTGACGGCCTCGACATCCCAGACTAATCCTCGCTGCTCGGCTTCATTTAAGTCTTTGAGATGACGAGCACATGCATGGCGAATATCAGGCCCCGCTAAGATTTTGCCTTGATGCACGTCTTGCGCGTATTGCGTTGCGGGATCAACCAAAATATTGGTTGAGCGGATCTTCCTCTTCTTCTCCACCATCCATCTTCACCTTCGAACGAGCGGCGGGGGTTAAACCAAACTCGACTAAATAACTTTTAAAACGGCGATCTGCATCAGCCAACATGGCTACGGCAGGATTCGCTTTAATTAAAAAATCCCCTAATTGCGTTTTTGTGGTATATGTCCGACCTTCAATGGCAATGGTGTCTCGCAATTGAAGAATATCGGCGTAGATATCACACAGCCGTTCTAATGCCAGCGTGTCAGCCACAGTTAAAACGCCCATTCCATCAAGTAATAAGGTTAATTTTGCCCACGCCATTTTCCCCCAATCCGTTAAATGTTCGGGTGGGCTTGGTATTTCACGTTTAGGTTGGGGTTCTTTATCGTTGAGTTTTCGTTTTCCCGGATTACCGGTGACCACCTTCAAGTGGGTCGGTTTCGGGCGTCTTCCTGCCATCGGAACCTCCCAGAAAAAAACTTTTCATTTCGCGGTTGTGCACACAAATGAGGGCGCTAGGTAATCAGGGCGAAAGTGTTTGAACTTTTACCCCGCCCCCACCCGTTGTTATTTCAATTTAGAATTATTTCAAATGGATATCGGGTGCATTCATGATCATGTCATTAGTGCATGTCAGTGTGACTGTGATATCAACTTGTTTACATAATCCATCAGCGGGTGGAAGAACAACTAACTTTTGATTACTTAACAACTCACCATCAACACTTAATGCATGACCAACGAAGCGACCGCCACGAAATAGCTTGGATAACTTCACTTGTTTTTGATTACACATCGTTATTTATTCCAATGAGAATGGGGATCGAGTGGAATGCCATCCGCATTACAGCCAATGACTTTGCCACTCTTTTCGATACGTTGTTTGGTTGAGTTATGATGCAGTTCGCATAAGCTTTGGAAATTCTTTGTGTCCCAGAACAAGGCTTGGGCTTTTGCGATACGTTCTTTATCACCTGATTCAAGCGCTTCTTTAAGACGATGTGGAGTAATGTGGTCAACTACGGTGGCAGCAGTAATACGCCCTTGCTCTTGGCACATAACACAAAGTGGATGTTCATTAAGAAACGCTAATCTCACTTTAGCCCATCGACCACCATAGACATTGCGTTTTTTCATGGTTTATTCCATCATTTCTTTATAAATATCTAACTAAACAACAAGTTAAAAACTAAAGACTTTGTAAATAAACCCAGAACATGATGTTAAATACACTTATTATATCAATAAGTTAGCAGTAAAAAATGAATTAGTCCCATCCAGATCGTTTTAACGATTTATCTGAACCAGTATTCCCTTTTTTTTCACTAACTGATCTCATAATTACTTGCTTAGTTTCCTCGTTCATATCCTTGACTGATTGCAAAAATTGCTCATGACTCATTTTTATAATATCTTTCAAAACATCAGGGATATAATTTATTTCATTCATCTTAATTAATTCAGCATTAAATTCTGTTGATTTTTTTTTAATTCACTTGCACACCATTCACCTTCCAGTATAAAAAAATACACAAAAGGAAGCTTAAATAAAGCAATAAACCTATGTGGATTGTCAAAAAATCTAATATCTTGTGCACCAATCGAACGATCTAATCCATAGGTCATACTTACTGGTAAACCATAATGAGGAGGCTCCCCATAGATTGGGGCAAAAAATAATGTGTACTCACATTTATTATCGTTCAATTGCTTTTTAGCATTAATTAAAAACGTCTCATATTCATTATTATCTTCATCTATTCGATCGTTTTCCTGATCTTTACTAGTCAGTAAGGCCCTCCATAATATGGACAACACAGCCATTCTCATTTTTTCTGTTATTTGTATTTCTTTTTTTTGAGTCCTATAGTTTGCAATCTTTTTAAAAAATAACTAGCAAGCTCATTTTCATATACTGCTAATTTTTTTTCACACACATTGCATAATAAATATTGTTTATCTCCATCCTGGTGCCTTATGTTAACATTTTTTATATCTCTTATAAAAGGCGTTATAGAAGTTTCTTTTAACCAATCATATACAAATTTTGGTATAATATGTGATAATTGTAATTCAATATTATCTGAATCACACAATGCACATGTCCCTATTTTTATATTTAAATGCTCAAATTCTTGCCCCATAATTTACCTCATAGGATTATATTGATTGAGTAAGCTAATTTACTTCATTCTGAAGAAAATATAATTTTTACGCCCTAATTTGTGAACTACATTACATTTAATATCACTTTCTCATTTTAATTATAATATTTTTATCACTAGAAAATTTTTTTATTCTATTTATTATCTGTTTTTTTTAATAAATTCATCTTTATATATATTAATCCTAAATCTGCATTATATTTAACCTATTCAACAAACTAAGAATATTAAATATTACTAGTTATAGCTCACTGTAAGCATTCTTGCCTTACATAATCCTGCAATCCTTTAATCATTTGCTCTGACTCTGCAATTCGCTCTCTGAGTAACCAATAATTTCGGATAGCGGTGTCAGTAGGTCTGGCGGTGGTTGCATAAGCCAAGCTGGTGGCGGAAGTGGTTTTACTTTTTGGGCACTCGGCTTTGATATACACCCGCTCAGGATGACGCTCGCTAATATCACGCAACCGACTAATTTCATTCTTAGCATTCGCCAACTCCTGCGTATATTGAATATCCAGTTGGTTTAATCGCATTATGCGTGCTTGATAATCAGTGTTAATAGACTTCTGTTCTTCGAGAGCCACTGTCAGTTTTTTTATTGGTATCTATTAGTGAATTAATCCTGTTAGCTTGCCTGTTAATCCCCCAATAGCCACCCACAATAATACCTACCATCGCAATGACGGCATAAAGTTTCCCGTATTTCATGATTAGTACCGATGATGTGAGAGTGCAATCTGACAGCGTTTTTCTAAACTAACGTGATCTTTAGTACATGAGTTATCAATCAAGAGATAAATGCCACCAGCGACTGTAATGAGTAATGCAAGGATAAAGCTGATAATGATGATTAAAGGTTTCCATGACATAGTGCTGACTCCGCCTCTCGACGACTGACAAGCCCTCGCCAAACCTTTCCACCTGCATATACCCAACGTTTCATTTCTTCACAGGCTCCCGCTCTATCACCCGCATTTAGCCTCTTGAGTAATGTTGAGCGAGAAAATGCGGTAGCACCCACATTAAAAGCAAAGGAATATAAAGCGGCTTTAGTGTAGTCATCGAGTGGTACTTTGATTAATGCATCGACTTGCCGTCGTGTCTTAATAAAATCATTTTGTAATAACGCATCGCATTCTTGTTGTGTGTATCTCTTACCTTGAATAATATCTTTGCCTGTATGCCCATAACAAACTGTTAGAACACCCGCCACATCACGATAAGGTTCATAACGTACACCTTCAAAATGGGCTATTACTACTAACGCAATTGCTGTTGCTCCTGCTGTTGTTATCGCCGCTATTTTCTGTTTGAGAGACATTAAATATCCTTTGGCGCTTTCACCATTAATTCAGCAAGTCTTTTTAATGTTTCGGTCGGGTTTTGTGGGTCAACATAACGAACAAGCTCTTCAAATAATTGAGTGCGTTTTCGTTGTTCTCGACGAGTCATAAAATAAGTAGCTAAACCGAGAACCATGCTAAACGCCATCCCGATAACAAATCCCCATTCATATAATGAGAGACTGGCAAAAAATGCCGTTAGGCCTGCGGTTCCGTAAGTCACATTGGTTAATTTTTCCATACGCATAGTCACCCCCAGAGGAGTGTCCGTTGATGATTAGTGTGAGAGAGTTAAAAGTGAAACGATAAAAATTAGGCGGGTATTGATACTTTAAGTGCCTTTAATAAACCTTCAGGCAACTGCTCTTCAAGTGACGCATTAGAAACAATCACAAGACCATACATAGATATCCATGTATTCGTTTGTTGTAAGTGTCCTTGAATAAACTGTTTTGCTTTCTCTAACAAATAAATACAACTCTCTTGTGTGCTTTTGCGCCAATAGGATTCAATCGCCACCAGCAATGGGTCGCCTGCATCATTAATCTTTTGTGAGCCGATTCGATATTGTTTTTTACCTGCGGGAGATGTCGTGCAAATTAGTTGTGTGAGTTGTTGAGTTTCGCCATCAGCCGTATGGATATTCGCCGTTAAAATGGCTGAAGTATTCATTTCGCTGTCTGTTTCTGAGGCATAGTGAAGACTAAACTGTAATTCGCTTATCTCTTTTGACATAACATTTACCGATTTATTTTAGTTAATAAGGTGCCGACTCACAGCTCTTGTGTGAACGGTATAAGTGGGTGTTGATTCTGTGGTCGGCGTAGACGGAAAGGCTACAAAGTAACCTTATTTAATTTAGGGTTGAATATATTAATGAGAATAATTATCATTACACGAATATCGAATTGACAGGTTTGATACGAATTAGTACGACATGACTTACATTGCTTCTTGCGTTTATTTTATATGCCGATATGACTCCTAGCGTATCGGCATTTTTTTATTGTATTGAGCAGTCCTTTTATACTTACAACTTAGATATTCCGATCAGATTTGACCTAAGAATGCTATAATTCAAGGCTAAATCTAATCAGATAGTCCGCACAGTGCCAAAAGCGAAAGTAGCTAACTCAACGGGGAGCTGGCCAATTGAATAGGCTAATTTAATTGAGGGCTAGTGTAACTATGAGGAGACACACTCATTAGCGATAAGCATGTTCCCATATTAATGATCAGATTATGATAATGCAGCTCGTTGATAAAGAGGCATAATTTCTTGATAAACCTGTTTGTAAAGCTCCGATTTTAGCAGACTGTATTTTTCAGTCATAATAAGCGTTTTAAACTGATTCGTTTCTCTTTCAAATGAAACAGAGCCGATAATTAGCTGACTATTAGTTGATAAACCATTAATACATAAATCGAATAATTTTTTCGTTGTGCGCGGATCTGGATCTTGCTGTTTAGGCGAATCAATTACTACTGGAAGCATAGGGCTTGTCGATTTATCTTCTATTGTTTTGAGAAGAGCATAGTGATAAGCCAATATTGCTCTTGGAGCACGACTACCTGTTTCGCTCTTAGAAATCGGACCATATTGAAGAATAGTTCCAACTTTAGGATCTTTGATACCTAACTCAGTTTGTGCAAACTTCAGCGACTCTTTAAACTTATCATTGATTTCTTTTGTTCGCTTTTTATCTTCGTACTTTGCTATTTCTTTTGAAAACTGAGTTCTAGCGACATCCAATTCACCAATCTTGAGCAATAATTCATTAATTTGCTCATCGAAAGTTACCTCAACCTGCTTACTTGCTTGAGACTTAATAATGTCTTGAAGAGACAATTGCTCTTTGACTTCCTTAAGCATGTCTTTGAGTTCTGAGCTTAGGCTTTTAGCATTTTTCAAATCTTCTTTGATTTTAGTGATTTGATCATCATATACAGATTTTTCTTCATACAACTTTGGTATAATTTGCAATAGCTTTTCTTTGTTCTCAAGTACTGCATATCTAGCTTCTAAGCCTGCTGATGGTAGTAAAGAATCTATATCATTTTCATCGAGCTGTCTTTTTGATTCCTCGATTTCTTCTAGTAATTCATCTCGTAGAGATAATACTTTTATGAGCTTAATCCTATATTCAGTCTCTTCTTGATGTAGGTCTTGGCACTTACGAAGGAAACGTTCCAGCAACTCTTCATAATATTTTACATCCACATCGAAAAGTACTCTTCCAAATGACTCTTCGAACCGCTTCTTAGCTCTCTGTAGAGCTTTTAATGTCGTTCGGATTTCAACAAGATCGATATCAATTAAATTAATCTTTCCTTGTAAAGTGTAATACTCCTTTGGTTTTACACCAGTATGAAAATTCAAGATATTATTTTGCCAGTCCTTATACATAGCCAAACTACTGAATGAATCTAATACTTTTCCCCAACCGTTATCTTGATCAATATAGTAAGGGAGATAAAGACTTGCTGGTTGTGCTTGTCCCTGAACTAAACTACTTTTAGTCACAAGCTCCAAATTGAAATCAAAGATGTCACGTACAGTTAATGCAATCTCTGTACGAGAACTTGAGGTCACTAAGTGATGCTCTTGTCCTTCTGTTATATCGAAAATGGAAATACGTTTTTCGTGGCGAAGAAACGCATAGTCACGATTACTGACACAAATAACAACTTTTGAAACAAAGTTATCTTCTTTCCACTTTTTATCCAGCCGAACATCAGCACCTAATGTATAATATAAACTCTTAATAAAGCTAGATTTACCTGTGTCATTATCACCTGTAATGATATTGATATCAGGTGAGAACTTGAAAGAGAATCCTTTCTTATCGCGAAGAGATAATATGTGAGCACTTTTAAAGTATATGCTTTTCATTATTCACCTCCCTCAAATAGTTTCTGGATTATTGAGTAAACAACGATACATTCTTTCTTCCCTGATTTTAAAGTTAATGCATAATCTGGACAAAGTGCATCAATTTTTTGCATGGTTTCAGCTACATATATTTTCAAATCCGAGTGAACACTCGCCTCATCGTAAAGGCTAATTGCATATTCTAGATATACAGTCGAAGGATTTTTTGTATTTTGGTTAAGGTCGATACAAACTTGTGAGAACATGGCTTGCAGAATAATGAGCTGAAGCGATGTTTTGCCAAGATCATTGAATAGAGGACTAGCTTTGTCCCAATCAGGCTTTAAACTATTACTTACATTCAAGGAATCAAGCATACTGTTCAATGCTTTTGATGAGAAACCTTTTCGTGAGATAAGTTCAGAAAAATTAATAATATCTGCGGATTTTACCTTGGATTTTTCTCGACACGACTGTTCAAGCAAAGACGCTAATGCATTGACATTCAGGCTAATGCTATCACCAAATTTCTTGCTAAGGAAATCGCATAACTTACCTTTTAGGTGTGTAATGTGGTCATTTAGGCTTAATGAGGATTGAACAAATCGCATAACAGAAAGATCGATACTGGAGTCATCAAGCTTTACTTGAGCTTTGATTGCTTTCTTAAAGCTCGTCTGATACTCCACTTTGACTTCATTTGCACCAAAACAAGACTTACCACCGTTTTCCTCACATAGATTGAAAGAAGCATTAGTAATAAAAAGGAGCTTAGGTGAATATTCGGCGAAATTCTTATGATGAATAAATAACTTGCCGATGATAGATACAGGTTTCTTCTGGGTACTGTTACTCAGAGTGGATGCAGTCCAGTGTTTCTCTCTTGTTTTTTACTTGAGCAAATGTGAGTCGAGTTGGAGAAACTTCGTCATCAAGAATAAGAACATCATCATGATATTCGAAGATAAACACATAGTTCTTTTCATCTAGTTCATATTCCAGCATTTGAGATAAAGCCCAACAAGTTTGATAGTCAAACCCACGTTGAGCAATCTCACCGCCTCTTTCAGACTGCGGAATACTAACCAAAGCTTCAGCTAAACCCATATACTCCCTTATGTCTAGTTCAATGGATTCGCCTAATAACATATTCAATCCGATTGAACACAAATAATAACATTAGCACGAACTATTGGGTAACACATTCTGATAGTTAAAAATATGTGAGTTGCAACATCGAAACAAGGAAGCTAAGTAAGCAACTTTGTCCATAGCGGAAGTCGCAACTCTTTTCGTTCAGCGTATTCGTTCAGAGCAGCACCAAAAGGCTGGTAATCTTGTCCAATTTAAGCTGACTAAAAAAACTAGAGATACAGTTACTACATGGATAAGAACAGTTCACTTGCATAGTACAGACTATATTTTCCAATCCCAAGTTGGTTCTGCTCAATATATCTCTACCAGACAATACAACCGTATTTTTCATGGCTGGATTGAAAAGCTAGACCTCGATAATTCACCGTACAACACTCATTCTATGAGCAGAACTAAGCCATATCAGATCTACCAGAAAACAAAAAATCTTCGTGTGATTGGACATAAAAAGCTGGAAAGCACGATTCGTTACCTCGGCATTGGAGATTACTGAGTCAATTGAAGTATAAATCTATCAGGGCTGTTTATCACCCCTGTGCCATCAGCAGACGTTGTCGTTCGTTAGAACAGATATCCAATAATGCTTAGTATCCTTGAGTAGGTTGCTTATAAAATGCTCAGACTTAGGTAGTGCAATCACTGCTAGTATCTAATAAGTATTTTGAGCTAGACTTCAAGGGAAATATATAAATTCCTTTTGATTTTTTCTAGTGATTATCAACAGAATATAGACGAGATTATTATGACTATAAGTGCTGCTGTTTTTTTAAGGAAACTCAGGGTGTAATGGATGAAATGGGGGATTTCTTTTCTTTCACTTGGGCAAGTTACGCAGGCTTAAGAGAATTATGGTGGCAAACGCGAGGGTTCAAAAGTTGTTACCCAGATATATCTGATAAGGAATTATATGCGAAATTTTTCTCAGGTCTACAATTACCTGGTCGTGTTGACTTAAAAACGTTATGTATAAGTATGGACTGGGAAGAACACGAATATAGGTTCAGCTCGAATCTAATTTTTAATGCTTGCACATTATTCGAAACTTGGATAGAACGAGTTTGCTCATATACAGTACCCTCAAGTCAGGATTGGTTTCCAAAAGCTTTACAATGTCCCTTCCTACCAAGCACAACTAATCAGAAAACATACATTGATTGTGTAAACTATATTAAATCTAACAAATCCAATTACTTAAATGATGAAATATTACCTACTTTAACAAAACATAAAGCAAATGCGTGGTCGCGTCTAAATTCTTTGTTAATAATTTATACATACTTTAAGAGTATAAGGAATAACTTGGTGCATTCAGGAGGGGTTGTTACAAAGACTATTGTAAATAAGCAAAATGCTCTCATTTCAGAATTGTCAACTAATGGAAATCCTGTGAAAGGTATTTTTGAGATACCTACGCAAATTTTAGGTGAAAAAAATAAAATTACCAATCAAAGATTCTATAAACATCTACAGCGTTTTAAAGTGTTTAATTTTTACTTATGATGCAGCACTCAGCACAACAAATTATAGTGAAGACACGTTTAAAAAAAGACTACGGAGTACGGTGGAAAATAGCAAGCATTCGTTATATAGAGTGCCTGTAGATATAAAAAAAAGAAAAAGAGTGCTAAGGTCTATACTTTTAAGATCAAACCTTCCAACCGATATTGATTTTGATAAATTTTACTCTTTTCTTCTTTCCAATGGAATTATTTCCCGATGATAGTTACGGTTAGTTATCAATAGAAAAATAAAGCTACCCAAAACTTCAAATCCTTATCCTGCTTGCCGATAAACATGACACTGAGCAGAAGATTCGCTCTTCGCTCAAACCAGGCTGTCCGCTCTAATTGTGTTCAACTTACAAACTTTGCACACCCAAATTTAAATTAGTGCTCTTACAAAAACAATTAAGGCTACACATTATGCGTAGCCTTAATCTTATTCACACTATCTCACTCAATTAGCTTTTATCTTTATTTTCTATCGCTATTGTTTGCCGTTTTTCTTCTTCAGGTAACTCATACTCAATAGCGATGGTCAGAAGCCCACTTGATAAATCGGCTTTTTCTTATTTTAACATTTTTACCGAGGTCAAACTGCAACGTAAATTGTCCTTGAGATATGCCCCGGTGGATCCATTTATCATTGTCTTCTTCTGATTTTTCTTCTTTTTTCCCTTCAATCAATAAACGGCTTCCTTTCAATGAAACTGATAAGTCATCTTCTTGATATCCAGGCACACTCACTGTCAGTTCATAATGGTTATCATCAATCTGTTTCAGGTTATAAGTCTGAATTGGTGATG